CCCGACCAGGGCGGGGATGATGTCGTCGCCTCGGCCGCCGCCGCGCAGTTTCTCCAGGGCAAGCCGCGTGCGCAGCGCCGCGTCTTCCAGAGCCTTCACCCTGGCCTCGGCCTCGGCGATCTCTTCAGGGCTGCCAACACCGCCGTAAGTGCCCATCCGCAGATTGGTCGGCGCGCGGCGCGCGGCAGGCAGTGCCTTTTCGATCTCGGCGAGCTGCTCCTTCAGGTCGCGCTCGGCCGCGCCGGAACTCTTCCGCGTAGCCGCCGCGATGCGCTCGGCCGACTGCTCCGTGATCTCAGCCGCCGTGCGCGCGCTGTCGGAGAGCTTGTCCCAGTTCAGGGCCAGCGTGGCGATGAGGCCGACCGCGATGCCGATGGGGCCGCCGACCGCGGCCAGGGCCGCTGTGAACACGCGGGCGGCCACCGTAGCGGCGCCGGCTGCCGCAGCCTTTGCGTACAGCGCGCCGGTGTACGCCACCAGTGCGGCGACACCGCGGCCCAGCATGAGTGCCGCCACGACCTGCAGCGCAGAGCCGAGCGCGGTGATCGCCGGGGCGCCATCGATGAAGGCCTGCGCGATGGCTGTGATGGCCTTGGCGCCGGCCTCGGCCGCGGGCTTGATCTCGTCGCCCAGCTTGATGGCCGCCAGCTCAAGGGCGTTGTTCATCTTCCGCACGGAAGCGTCGAACGTCGCCGTGTTGATTGATGCCTGCTCATACGCGGTCTGCGTGCCGGTGAGCTGGGCCGTCAGTTCGCGCACCTTGTCGGCGCTGCCGAGCAGGGCCTGCGCGGCGTTGACGTTCTCCAGGCCAAACAGCTTCGTCAGTTCGGTGCTGCTCAGGTTCTGGCGGTCAAGGTTTGCGAGTGCGCTGGCAAGGCCGTTGATGCTCGGTTTGAGCTTCTTGTCTGCCTCGTTCTCCAACTTCAGGATGACGTTGCGCAGCGCCGTGCCGGCCTCGCCGCCCTTGATGCCGCCTGCGGCCAGCGCCTGCAGGGCCGCGTTCGTTTCCTCGAATGACACGCGCGCCGCCGCCGCGCTGACCGCGCTGTTCTTGAGCGCGATGGCGGTGTCGCTGATTTCCGAGGCGCCGAACTTGGCGCCGGCGGCTAGGACGTTGACGAAGCGCGCGGCCTGATCGGCGCCCACCCCGAACTGGTTCAGGGCCAGCGTCACGGCCTCTGCCGCCGCGGGCAGTGCCATGCCGGACGCATCGGCCAGCGCGATGGCCTCCTTCGTCACGGCCGCCAGCGCGCCGCTCGTTTCGAGTAGCTCCGGCTTTGCCGACGCGATCAGCTTCATCGCTTCGACGACCTGGCCGGCGCTGGCCGTCGTGGTGCTGCCCAGCAGCTTTGCCTCGGCCGTCAGCTGCTGCAGGCTTTCGCCGGTAGCGCCCGTGATTGCCGACAGGTCAGCGACGGCCTTCTCGAACTGCCGCGCCGCGTTGATGCTGCCGCGCACGACGGCCTCGATGCTGAGCGCCGCCACGAGAGATGCGACGGCGCTGGCGACGTGGGTGAATGCACCCTCAAGGCGGCCGACAGCGCGTTCGGCGTCTCGCGCTTGCGAGATCAGCCTGCCGGTTTCTAGATCGGCCTCGTAGTAGACCGACCCGACTTTGAAGCCTTCAGCCACCGCGCCGCTCCTTCAGCCGCTTCATCGCCGCCTCGTACTCGGCCCGGGTGGGCACGTTCTTGCCCTTTGCGCCTTCCTGCGGCGGGAACTTGACGGCCATGAGCTGCTGCAGCTCGGTCATGGACAGCGCCGCCGCCTCGTCGTGCGTCATGCCCAGGTGCACGCGGCCGAGGGCAATGAACTGCGAGGCGTCGAAGCGGCTGCTGTAACTGCCTCCGTTGCTGGCCGCGGCCGGGTCAGGCTTGCCGCAGACGCCGTGCTGCATGAGGTGCCGGGCAAGGATGATTTGCTCGGCGGCCGGCATCGCGCCGTCGTGTTCGCCGCGCTCATCGCGCCAGCCGATCAAATCGCTAGCGTCGTCCTGGTCACACAGCCAAGCCAAAACCTCGCCAGCCACACGCTCGGCACGCGGGCCGTGCAGCGCCGCGTACACCTCGACGACGCCCTCCGGCGTGCCCAGCTCAGCGATGCGGCCAATGCTGGGCGTGAAGGTCCACTCGCGCCCGTCAGGCAGCTGCGCGCGGACGAAGCCGTGCTCGACCAGCATGCCCGGGGCGCAGGCCGGTCAGATGTTGAACAGCTGCACGACGCACAAGGCCGCGCCGGTCAGCGTCACCACGCCCTGGCAGTAGCTGCTGATGGTCGACAGCCGCACGGCGCGCGACAGGCCCGCGCCGACGATGATGTCGTAGCCACCCGCAACGCTGACGTTGCCCAGGCCCGGGACGGCCACGGTCGTGCCGGCGTCGCCGTCGATCTTGAGCGTGAGCGAGCCGCCGGTCGGGTTGCGGATGACCAGCAGCTGCACGCGGCCCGGCGTGAAGGTGATCGTGTCGCTGGCGGTGAGCACAGTCAGCGGCGCGGCGAAGTCCGCATTGACGTTGGCTTCGATGCTTGCGATGGCGGGCATGGTTCAGGCTCCTGAAGTGGTGCGGCGGTCAGGCCGGGGTGAAGGTGACGGCGCCGTTCGATTGCGCGCTCGTGCTCCAGGTGACAACGTCGTCGAAAGGCGACGCGCTCTCCCAGGCGCTGAAGATGAACGGGCCGACGGTCACGCCGTCCGGTGCGGTCTGGCGAATCCAGGCTTTCGGCTGGTTGCCCGTGCCGGCGCCCGGGTTGTAGATGTGCGCCTTCAGCTCGGCCTGGTTGTGCACGGCCTCGGTGTAGGCCACGCCGTCGCCCGAGAACTCGACCTGCTTGAAGGTCACGAGGTTTTGGCGCGTGTACTGCGCGCTCTTGTCGCCGGTGGCGTCGACCACGTCCCAGTTCACGTTCATGCCCTTGCCCCGCATCATCCCGAGGGTCTTGAAGACCAGGGAGCCGAGAACGGCGTTTTCGTCGCCGATGGCGAACTCGATCAGTACGTCGCGGCCGGTGTAGGCGGGCATGGTCTCTCTCCTCTGCGGTCAGACAGGTGCGGTTTCGGTGATCGCCGCGATGGCGACCGAAGACAGGGGCCGCCCTTCGGCGGTGGTGGTGAAGCTGGGCTCGCCCGGGGCCAGGAACACCAGGCCGTCGGCGGGCTGGCGCATGCGCTGGATGACTGCTTCGACAAGCGCCGCGGTTTGCGTGGCGTCGCCGTTCGGCAGGCCCATGAGGTCGAGCGTGAAAAGGGGGCGGCGCACGAGGTCGCCACTGCCGCCGCCGGCCGGGCGGATCACCGCGTAGCGCTTCTGTGCATCCGGTGCGCCGGCCACGCGGCCGAACGACAGCACGACGCCGGGCAACACCGGGCGGATGACATCGGCGATGCGCTCGGCGATGGCCGTCACAGCCGCATCCCCCGGCGCAGGGCCTGCTCAACCAGCGGCTTCGCTTGCTCTGCGCCCTTGCGCAGGAACTCGGGCTCACCGGACGGGCCCCAGACGACGCCCTTGCCGCTAGGGCGGGGCGTGTTCGTGCCCAGCAGCGTGCCGGGCGCCTCGTGCACCGCGGCGGCGTACTCGGCGGTGTAGCCGATGCGGCCAGTCACGCGCGTGCCCTGCTGCTGAACGTCGCGGTACTGCGAGTTGATGAGGTTCGAGGTCTCGCGCGGCGTCATGCCCGCGGCCTCGCTGCCGATCGGGATCAACATCGTCAGCACCGTGCTCTGCGCGCGGGCCTGCGTCGCCGTCAGAAACTGCGGCATGCGGTTGACCACGCGAACACGGTTGCGATCCATGCCCGGCATGCTAGGAAGGCCCACCGCGCGGGCCGCGCGCCGTCAGGTGGCGACGCGGAAGTCCGGCGCGCCTTCGGCCTTAAAGGTGTCGGCCCACGAGGCCACTGCCCGCACCTCCTGGGCGCCGGCCGCAAACGGGTCGGCCAGCTCAGACACGCCCACCAGCACCATGTCGCCCTGCTTGATGTCGGGCAGTGAGGTGTAGATCAGCAGCCGCGACACGAACTCGTCGCCGCTGGCGCTGGCCATGCGGCGCGACTCTGCGGAGTGGTCGCACAGAAACTGCCCGGCGAGCGTGTATGTCGTCTGGCCGCTCCACTCGGCCGTGTCCGCCAGGCGCCAGAGCGTGGCGGTCTGGCGATATGACCAGCTGGATGCGGTGGTCGGCTGTGCGAGGTAGACGGCCGGCATGCTGCTTCAGGCGCCGGCTCGGCTGCCGAAGAACTCGGCCGTCACGTCGCGGCCGAAGGCGGGGCTCATGGTGATAGCGGCCAGTTGCGCCGGGCCGAAGGTCTGCGGGCTGCGCAGGAACGGCGTGGCCACCCATTCGCTGCAGAAGTAGCGCCGGCCCGCCTGGCGCGTGGGCAGCACGGTGGCCATGGCGCCCAGAAGGTCATAAGGCCAGCCCTCGGTTTCGTCGAGCAGGGCCAGCGCGCGCACCACGTCCCACTGCGGCACATCAGCGATGAGCCAGTGCCCCGGCTTGAGCGACACGCGCTTGGCTCGCACGCCGCCGTCGCGCAGGCTGCTGCTGGCGATGGTGACGGTGCCGTCGTCGTGCTCTTGCAGGATCGACTCGACGTGCGTCACCCGGCGGAAGTCACCCCGCTGCACGGCGCGCACGGCGGCCCAGCCCAGGCGGACATGCAGGCTATCGCCGCGGTGGGCGCCGATGTAGTGGGCGACGAGCATGGTCAGGGCAGCGGCTGCAGCGGGTCGGTCTCGCCGTCGAGCAGGAGCTGACCCCGCCGGCAGATGGCGGTGATGCCCATCAGCATCTGCTGCACAGTCGTCGAGCCCGGGATCTGCGCGCCCGTGGCCGGGTTGACGTACCCGACCGGCTGCGTCGGCGCAGGCAACGGCAGCATCCGCACCTCGGGCCGGCCGTCGAGCAGCCGCACGGCGCCGCCTGCATCGACGATGGCGGTGCGCTCCTCGTAGGTCACGGTCGATGTGCCGTCCTCGTGGTGATCGATGACGATCCTGCAAACCCGCGGGTAAGGCAGCCCCGAGGTCGTGTTGTAATTGCGCGGCATGGTGTTCTCCTGGTTCAATGGGCGGTGAAGCACCGGAAACTGGCTCTTATGGTTCCGGCGCGATGTCCTTACACGGTCCGAGACAGCATGACCTTGACTTGGCCTGCGGCCACCGCCGTGGCGTCGGTGTCTGCCACGCCGCCGGTAATGGCGATGCCCAAGCCCAATGCAAAGCGGTAACCGTTGAAGCCTGGCGTGATCTCGACCGCCCCAGGAACGCCGGCCACTGCTGCAGGAACGGTGATAACCATTGCAGGAACATCGGACGCGAGAACCGGCGCGGTCGCTTTGTTGTACAGCTTCACAAATGCCGGAGTTGCGCCGATGTTTGTGGCGTAGAAAGCCTGCAGGCCACTGGAGCCCGTCAAAATCAAGGCGATGTTGGTAGATGCGAGACTGTTCAGGATGTAGGGCGTGGCCGGGGCAAGCGGCGTACCGGCGCTGGTGACAGCGGAGACGGTCGAAACGGTCGTGACGCCAGTGACGGAGGCAATCGTGCCCCCTTGCGGGACAACAGGAACCGCGCCGGCCATGTCGCCGGCCGGGCGAGACAGCAGCTCAACACGCTCGCGCTGGAACTCGAACACCCGCACGAACGACACCCGAATGTCGGTGCGCTTGATGATCGCGCCGCCGCAGTTGGTGCTGGCGAAGTCCGCCGGAAGGGTGCGCTGACCCGGGAACGGCAAAACCAACGTCAGGAAAGTCGTGGCCTGGTTGGCGATCTTCCACGGGCCATCCATGCCGAGCGAAGTGCCTGTCAGGTCTGCCCGCATGCCGACCACGTTAACGAGGTCGCCGATAGAGCCAGCGGCCCATGTCGTGTTTCCGGTGATGACGAGTTGCCGCGTGCCGTCTGCCAGCGTGGACAAAACCGCAGACTGCGCAACCACCGCGCTGGCGCCCAGCGCAGACATCAGGTTACCACCCTGCACCTTGGCGACGTATCCGCCATAGCTGGTTGAGATAACGGCCGTACCGATGACAATCGTGAACGACGTAGCATCAATGACAGACGCAACGCCCGTAGCTACCAGAAGGTTGGCGAAGTTGGTCTGATCGCGGATGCCGTAGACGACAACCGGATCACCAACAATAAACCCGTGCGGAACGTCGGTTGTAATCGTCGCGGTGGCGCTGGGGGTGGCTTTAACCGCTGAAACGATCTGCGCGGCAGGGACAGTCAGTGCCTTGTTGTTCGTGGCCCGAAAGCGCAGGCGGTAGTCATTAAGCGGGTCCGGGCAGACCTGCACGCGCAGCAACCGGTTGATCGACTGCGCAACAGTGTCGATGACTGTATCGGAACACTGGACGCGATCCGACTGGATGTTGTAGCGGTACTCCGTCGAAGGGGAGAAGCTGTACGTGTACGGCGTGTTGGGGGCAATTTGAGTCGAGGCCGTCGTCGCAATCGTGACGGAGTGGTTTCCCGCGACGGTTCCCGACGGAAGCACGTCGCCAGATTCGCTGCGGACGTAAAACGACGAGTTCGTAACGGTCGGGTTCTCGAAGATTTGCGAAACGCCGTTTTGCGCGCGGCCAAGTCGCTCTCGGAAATAGACAAACCCCTTCTCGCCGGATGGGTTCGCAATCGTCTGCGATGCGATAGTGCCACCAGGCCCCGCAGTTACTGTGAACTGGGTCGGCGACGTAACAGTGGCGACAACCAAAGACGGATAGTTCGCTAACTCGTTTGCGCACCCAAAGATGCCGATAGATCGGCCAGCGTACAGGCCGTGCGGTGCAACGGTGTCAACCGTCAACACCGACAGCGCTTGAGTGATCGACGCGATGGCAATGTCGGGCACATCGGGAAGCGACGGCAGCGTATCGACAAACTCGACCGCCATCTCCTGGCCGAGCGTGCGCTGTGACATCGACAGGCCGATCGACGCCTCAATCGGCATCTTGACGGTGTCAAGCGACGTGACGACCGTCTCTGTTCCGGCCTGCAGCGGGTCTTTGCTGATGACGAGGTACGAAGCGGCTGCTGCGTTGCCGTCCACGAACACCAGGTCGCCGCTGCCGCGCGACTCGACCCAGCGGCCACCGTTCACGGGGTCATAGGTCTCGAACGCATCGCGTAACGTGGCGACGTTGCCGGCGCCCATGAGCGTCATGGAAACGCCGTCATAGCTGTACGGCCCGCGGCCGGTCGTGCGGTCATACCAGCCGGCGCCGGTGAATTCAAACCCTTGCGGAATCGTCATGGTCGGGTGTCCTGTTTGGTGATGTCTGGCAGGGTCAGCCGCGGCGCCTGGTGCTGGTGTGCGCTGTCACGCGGGCGGCGCCCTAGACCACGAGGAGAAGCGTCGAATTGGCCGGGTCGGCCCCGACAAGCGCGGCCGTGATGCCGGCTGTGTCCAGGCCGGACAGGCTGCGCCGCAGTGCCGTGATGGCGTTGTCGGCGTTCTTAAAGCTGCGCGAGGCCCCCGATGGGGCGCCCTGCGACTGGATGCGGCGCGCGCTGTCGGCGCCGGCAACGATGGCCACGGCCATGGCCTGAATGCGCACGATGGTCGCGGCGCTGTAGCCCGCGGTCACCATGGCCGGCTCAAGCGCGGCCACGTCGTCGACTGCGGCGTGAACGACGAAGCTCGGCACCGTGATGCCGAGGGCTTCGTCGAGGTAGGCCGTCGCCTGCGCGAGCGTGAGCATGGCGGGCGACGGCGGTGCGCGGGCTCAGCCGGCGGCGGCCTTGGCCTTCTTGCCGGCGGGGTTCACCACGGGCTCACCCTCGGGCGCCTTGACGGACTCGACGGTTAGCTCAGCCGGGGCGACTGCGACCGGCCACGACGACACCGCCTCGGCATCGTCGGCAGCCGGCGTGCACTTGCCCGCAGCCCAGGCCGGGATGGCGTCCAGGCCCGGGAAGTCGACCACGTGGCCCGGCACCGTGCCAGCGGGCCACGGCGCTTTTAGGTGGGTGACGGTGACCTTCACGATCAGCTGGCCGTCAGGTGCGCGAACGGGGCGCGGCCGTCGAAGTCCGTGCGGAACTGCGGCGCCACGACGGCCATCACGTCGAAGACGTAGTCGTCCTCGGGGTTCTGGCGCACCTTCGGGCGGGTCGTCATCGGCATGGCCGACAGGATCGAGCCCCAATTGCCATCGGCCAGGCCGGCGATGCCGAGGATGTTGTCGGCAGGCACGCGACCGCAGGGGATGATGTCGGCGATCTGCTCGATCTCGCGCAGGCGGGCCAGGATGGTCTTCGGGTAGCCCGCGGCGAACTCGTTGATCGAGGCGTACACCCAATCGCTGTAGTTCAGGAACACGGTGATGCGGCCGAAGGCGTTGTCGCCCACGCACGCGTCGACCAGCTGGCGGAAGGCCGTCAGCCAGTTGGCACCGGTGGCCGTGCTGTTCAGGTCGAAGCCGTGGGTCGCGGTGTTGCGCTGCGGGTGGTTGCGCAGGCCGAAGACCTGCGAGCCGCCGACAACGGTGCTGGCGTCGCCGTTCAGCACCATGTCTTCAAGCTTCTCGGCCACCTTGCGCTGGTGGTTGGCGATGGTCTCGACATCGAGGCCGACGCCGCCCTTGCGCACGACGGCCATCTGGCGCCAGCCCATGCGGGCCGCCGACGAGATGACCGGCACGGGGGTGCCGACGTACTTCACCTGCGCTTGGTCAGCAATCTGGCCGTTGCGGCCGTCCATGGAGACGGTGACCGCGCCGCTGTCGCTGATCTGCGGGAAGTAGCTGATCAGGTCGCCGACGCCCATCGGCGTGGTGTTCGCGCGGGCCAGCGTGTTGAAGACGGCCAGCACGTCGCGCTGGATCTGCACGGCCCTGGTGTCGATGCGGCGCCAGGCGTCGATGTCGACGCCCGAGGCGTTGCCAGCGAACTGCATGTCGGCGACGTGGTTCGCGGCCATGGCCACCTGGCGCTGGTTGAAACCGGCGCGCGCCGCGTTGATGGCGGCGATCTGTTCTTCGGTGTAGCGAAGCATGGTCTGTTCTCCCGTCAGGCCTTGGCGTAGTAAATGGCGATCTCGACCTCGATCAGGTCGCCGGCAGCGCGTGCGCCGGCCTCCCGGGCGAAGGCGATCACACGGTTGGTCGACGCGGCGGCCACAGCCCGGCCGGCGGCGCCCACGGTCAGCTCCTGACCGTAGGTGTAGGTCGCGGCGGCCACGGCCACCAAGTAGCGCTGACCCGGCTCCAGGATGTAGGCGACGCCCGTGTCGCCCGAGGCATACGCGGTCTTCAGCGGGTCGGTCGCGTCGAGCTGGGCCGTGCTGTAGAAGTCACGGTCGGCCAGCAGGCGCAGGAACGTCGTGCCCGGCGCGGTGGCTTGCGCAAACTGCGTCGCGCTCTCGGTGACGAACGTGCACGGCAGCAGCGCAGCCGCGCAGACGCGGGCGTCGGTCGTGACGGGCTGGCGGCCGTTCGGGCCTTTGTAGACGGTGCGGCTCATGAGCGCTTCTCCTTCGTTCGGTTCAGCGCTTGCCGGCGCCGTCGGCGGCGTCGATCAGCGCGTTGAAGTCATAGCTGGCGAACTCGGCGCCGGCCGTGGTGGTCGCGGCGGCACTGCCCGGCAGCACCGGCGCAGCGGTCGTGCCGTTGGCCTTCAGCTCCTTGCAGCGCTTCAGGCCCATGGCCTTGAAGTCGTCGGCGGTCAGGCCCTTGGCATTGGCGGCCAGCTCGGCGGCCAGCGTTGCCAGTTCGGCGGTTTCGGCCTGCTGCGCGTTGGCTTGCAGGGTCTGCAGCTGCGCGTTCGCGGCGGCCAGTTGCGCCTTCATCGGCGCCTCGGCGGAGGTGCGAACGTGCGCGTTGTAAGCGTCGACGAGCGCCTGATCGGTCAGCCCTTCGGTCGAGATGCCCGCGGCTCGCAGGGCGTTGACGATCATGTCCTTCATTGAATCCCTCTGCAGGTTGTTGACGGGCTCGTACTCGCGCTTCTCGCGCACCTCTTGAGCAGTCCCAGAAAATGCTACGGACGACCCATCCGAAGCCACGGTGTAGTCCTGGCGGTACATGCGGCCGTCACGGTCGGACCAGACGGCGTAGCGGGCGAAGACCTCGCGCACCCAGCCGCCTTCGGGAAGGGCCTTGTAGAGGCCCTCGCGGATCTGATCGAGGCTGAGTTCGTCCTCGTTGCCGAGCAGCTTGCGCAGCAGGCTCTCAGCCCATCCGGCGAAGCCCTCGCAGCGGCGGTCCAACGCTTCGTTGACGGTGACGGCTTCGACTTGTTCAGCCTCGCCGGCCGCGTTCAGGAACATGCCGACGCCCTGCTCTGGCGTGCCGGCGCCGCTCTCGTTCAGCAGGAAGGCCGAGTGGTCATAGACGATCTCGGTGGCGATGCGCTGGTACTTCTTGCCCAGGCTCTCGCCGTTCGCGGTGATGGCCTTGCAGAAGAGGCCGGTGCTCACGTGGATCGGCTCGGCGTTGCTGCCGTTCATGGCCGCGTCGAGCCGATCGACCAGCTTCGCGCCGTCGGGGTGCGCCTTGGCCTGGGCCTCGTTGACGACCACGTCGTACAGCGTCCGGCCGCCTTCGTGGCGGACGTTGGTGCACACGGCGCCGGCGTAGCTGGTCAGCAGGGCGTTCCCGCTCAGCGCGCTGATGTAGCGGCCTGCGTCGTCCTTCGGGTGGCCGGCGGGGGCGGGCTTGCCTTCGAGGGACGGGGCGCCGGCTGCGAGCTGGTCGGCCATGTAGGCCATCCCATTCATCACGATGCCGTCGACGGCGCCGCAGACGTTGGCGACCGTGTACCGGCCGCCGGACTTCGAGACCGCGCCGGCGTTGACGGCCGACAGGACATGGACACGGGTGTGCTTCATGCGGCGCGATGCTAGGAACGGCCGCCCATAGCACTGCCAAGGGTGACAGGAGAGTCACGCCTCGCCCGGCACTGCATGCAGTCATGGAAGCATGCAGGCCCAGCGCACCCAGGAGGCTGCGATTCGTCGGCGGCGGGCAGGCTGAAGTCACCCCGTAACCCGTCGTCTTGCGCGGTCCCTCGCAAACAGGCCGCACGGCGCGCGGTCAGGGTGAGCCGACCGGCCGGTCTTTGCGCGGTGTGGCCCGATGCAGGGCCGTGCTCGCTTTCGCCACGCTCGCGCGCCCGCTGGCGGCCGGAAACGAACAAGCCCTCAAGGCCATGCAGTTTCCGCGTGTGGAGCCGCGTCCCGTTGCCGGGTAAGACTGCATGAGCTTGAGGGCTCGGTGCGATTGTCTGCCACGGCTCCACCCGTTGGCAAGCGCCATGCTACGAACAGGCGGAAAAAGGCCCCGGAGCCTTGCGACGCCGGGGCCGAGGTGCCCATGCAGCGGGCAGGAGACAACAACGATGAACCGGCCACCCCTAGCCGGCATGGGCGATGCTACGGATCAGCGGTAGCTGCCCACCACGGACCAGCGCACGGTGACGCTGTAGGCCCCCAGGCACCGGAAGTTGCCGACGGTGCAGACAGCGCGGGGGAAGGCCTCGACCGCTAGCGTGCCGAGTCCTGGGCCTTCAGCCGGCCGGCAGATGCGGAACGGGATCGACAGCGTAGCGCCGGCAAGCCCCGAGGCCACGAACCTGGCGCGGCTGCCGCTCTGCTGCAGCGGTAGCCCGGCGGTGCCGACCGCGATCTCGACCGTGGCGTCGTGGAGAAGCGCCTGCGACCATGTGCCATCGATGCAGGCCTCGCCGCTGAAGGGGCGCGCGGGCGTGAAGCCGCCGGCCGCGATCATCTGCGGGGACCACTGCGTCCGGCCGGTCGGCTCTTCCGGGATGCCCGAGCTTGAGGCCGTGGCCTGCCAGATAAGTTCGGGCGGGGGTTCGTTGCCGCCGCCGCCGCAGGCAGACAGCATGGCCAGGGCGGCGGGGATGAGCAGGGCGCGGGGTGTTTTCATGACGCGCGACCGTAGCGGAACCCGCCGGCCGAGGCAATCCCCACGGAGGGCGCCCTACTTGCGGGCGGTCTTCTTCTGTTGCGCCTGCCAGCGGGCCAGCTCGGTGCGGCTGGTCTCCTTGGCGCGGTCGGTCAGCATCGGGCGGCCTTCGTCGTCGAGAAGCACCTCGGTGACGCTGCAGTGGCAATTCGACGCGACGATGTTGCTTCCTAGCATGAGCCCACTCCGCTCCTGCAGGTCGAACACATGCCCCTCGTAATGGCTCACCACGACATCAACCACCTGATCGAACGCTGCAAGGCCGGCGAAACGCTGAAGAACATCGCCGACAGCATCGGGGCCTGTGATCGCACCGTCATGGAGGCGTTCCACCGCGTCGGGTTCCGGCCCCTGCAATGGGACCGCGAGCAGACCACCAAGGCCTGCCAGCCGTTGCACGCCGCCCACATGGCCGGGGAGTCGCTGCTGTCGATCAGCCAGCGCACCGGCATTGGCCGCAGCACCATCATCCGGGCCTTCAGACGCCTCGGGCTTCCCTGGCGGGATCGCAGCGAAGGGCAGCGCGCCCGGATGGCCCGGCTCGACGCCGACGCCCGCCGCGCGCATGTCGCTGGCGCCAACGCTGCCGCCAGGGTGCGCGACATCCCGATGGGCGAGAAGATCAAGCGCGCGGCGACGCGCAGCCGTCGTGTCGGGGCACACGAGCGCCAGCTGATCGAGGAGCTGGCCCGCGTCGGCGTCCATGCCGAACACCAGTTCCCGATCGGCCCTTACAACGTGGACTTGTGGGTCAACGAAGGCCGCGTCGCCGTGGAGATCTACGGGGCTCACCCGAGCCGTGCTCTGATGTCCACCCGCATCCACAAGCGCACGGAATACATCCTCGACGCGGGGCATAACCAGCTGACCGTGCAGCTGTCGCACCCGCGCGGCAAGTCCTTCGACCTGGCCGCGGTACGCGACAAGGTGATCGCCTTCGCGGAGTTCTGCGGCCGGCACCATCCCGCGGGCGGTCAGCACGGGGTGATTCGCGGTAACGGCGAGTTCGTGGCCCGCAGCAGTCACCAGACGCACGGCCGGCCCCTTGTAGTAGGACTGGATGCCCGCTGAGAAGCGGCCGGCCACGCGCGTGCCGGGCAGGAAGCAGCGGTAGATGTTCCCGTCGCGGCTGTAGAAGTCCCGCACCTCGGCGCTGCTGTACGTGCGGCCGTTGCGCACGGCGTGGGTCGGCCGCGTCGTCGGGATCAGCGCCGACTTCCACAGCAGGCCGATCTCCATGCCCAGGTTCTCAACGGCCCAGTCGCGCTCGTCTAGGCGTGTCATGCGCAGCGTGTCGGTGATGTCGGTCTGTGCGTACTGCTCAGCCCTTGCCCGCGAAACCCCCATGCGCTCTGCGATCTCCTTCGCCACCACGCGCGGGTTCTTCCCGTCGACCACGCCGCGACCGATGATCTGCGACAGCGCCGACTTCTCGCCGGCAGACAGCCCGGTCCAGTGCTCGTAGCTCTTGATCTGCGCCATCGCCACCCGGTTCTGAAAGCCCTGGCTCATGAGGGCCGAGCCGATGTCCCGCGACGCCGCGTAGGTGGCCGACAGCGCCGACAGGTTCGCCGCGCTCTGCGCCAGCCCAAGCTGTGCGGCCTCGGCGTCGATCTGCGCGTACCAATGCGTCCGGTAGCTGCCGCCGGCCACGGCCTCGATCCAGCGGTCGAAGGCCTCGCGTAACGCCTGTGTAACGGCGGCCAGTTCCTCGGGCGTCAGCGCGTACACCGTCCGCGGCTGCGTGCTCTGGTCGTTCTGCGCCACCTCGCCGACGACCCGGATGCGCGCGAAGATGGCCAGCACCTCGGCCGCAAGCCCGGCCCAGCGCTGCCGGATCGCCCGGATCGCCCGGCGCTGAACAGGCCCGCTGCCGGTGCGGTCGGTCGTGTCGCCCGGGATGATGGGCGAGCGCGGGCGGATGCGGCTCACGGCTGCGGCGGCAGCGCGCCCGGGTCGCCCTCGTCGTCGGCGGGATCACCCTCGCCCGGCATGTCGTCAAGCTCTGGATTGGGCTCAAAGTCCACGACGCCTCGCAACTCGTTTCCGTCAAAGAGCGGAGTACCTGTCGTCTCGGCGTAAGCCTTGTTCGCTTGCGTGTACTGCACCAGCAACGCGGCTTTGTCTTTCTCGCCCATCGCATCCAGCGGCGCCCACTCGACCTCGAAGTCCGACGCCTCGACGATGCCGCACGCCTGCAGCCGGCGGATCACCGCGGTCACGGCGCCGGTGAGCAGGTTGCGCTGGCGCGACTTGCACCGGGCGTTGTCGGCCTTCTTGTCTTCGTCGCTGGCCAGTCGGCCGGTCTGCTGACCGAACAGGATGGTGAACGGGATGCCGACGGCCGCCGCGAAGGTGTTCGCCGCGATCTCCCAGGCGCCGCGCGGGTCGTGCATCTGCGTCTGCAGAATCTCGGCCTTGACGCCCTGGCCAACGATGGCCCGGTCGACGTTCTCGTGCAGGCCGTGCACGCGGTCGTTCATCGCCTCGCGCACGTCGTCGGGAGTCACGGCTGCGCCCGGGGTTTTGGGCGCGACCAGCTTCGTCGGGTCGGCATCCTTGTCGAAGATGAACGACATGCGGCCGGCGCTGTTCTTCAGGTAGCTCTCGGCCGATCCGCCGCTGACCTTCTCTAGGTCGACCAGGGCATTGAACCCGGGCTGCAGCAGCGGGATGCCGTCGAAGAAGTCATCCCCGACGGCGCCCTCGGCCAGGATCAGGACGCGGCTCGGGTGCACGTCGACCCACTGCTCGGGCTTGCCCTGCGTGTCCTGGCGGTCGCTGGTGCGCATGCGGTACTGCCACATGGTCGGCTGGCCGAACGTGTCGCTGGCGCTGTCGCTGTCCCAGCCCACCACCTTCAGCTGGTGCTCATACACCGGCACCAAGTCGACCAGCCGCGACGCCCTCATCAGCGGCTCGCGCAGCTGCTTCCCGTCGGCCACGCGCAGGATGAGGCCGGCGTAGCGGCCGACCATGTTGCGCCGGTCCCAATCCTGCAGCTTCGGCCACGCGCTGACCTTTTCGATGATGCCCTGCAGCCGGGTCTCCCAGGGCGTCTCGGCGTCGCTGGCCTTCAGCTTGACCCGGGGCCATTCCTGCCAGCAGCGGTCGAGCACGTGGTGCACGGCGCGGAAGGCCGGGCCGCCGCGCAGGTAGGCGGCGAGCAGGCGCTCGGGCGTCAGCGTCTCGGGATACCCGAACTGCGCCCAGGCCCGCGGGCGCTTCTCGTCGAGCGAGCCGTACAGCAGCGATTCGCGCGACCGCACGAGCGCGCGCAGGTCGTCGGCGTTGATGGTTAGCTCGGGCATAGGGGGCCGATGCTAGGAACGAGGCGCCTAGAACACCATCGACCGCGCCTCGGGCTCAAGCAGCACCGCAAACCCGCGCGAGGCCGCATCCACCTGGTCGGAGTACAGGCCATTCGGAAACGTGCGCAGCTCGTCTGTGAAGTCCCGGTTCCACGCGCCGCGCAGCATCACCGCGTTGCCGGCGTTCACTTGGCTGGCCAGCGGCCGAGCCCGCACGGTCTTCTCCCCGCTTTCCGTGCTGAAGTGACACTCGTGGCCGAGCAGCAGCGCCGCGAACCCGGCGACCTGGGTCTTGCCGGCCTGCCCGGGGTCTTGCGGCAGGCTCTGCAGGATGCCCTTTCCGTCCTGCTGCGCGGTGGCCTTGATGAAGGCATCCCGCTTGTGCACGGCGAACTGTTCGCGGCGCGCGTCGGCGAACACGACGCGGCCGTCCTCTAGTAGCCCAACCTTCACGCCGGCCGTGTAGCTGCCGGCGCCTTCCGTCGCGCCCAAGTCCCAGCCGCGGCACCAGCGGATGCGCCCGGCGGGCAGGGCGTCAATCACGCCGATCATGTCGGGCTGGAACTCCTCACCCCCGGGCGGCGCCGGCCGCTGCTGCAGCTGCCCGGCCACGGCGTA